TTTCTAACTTGAACTCTCATCTCTTTGATACTAAGTCCTTCGTTGTTTACTACACTGGTGTAATCGCTCAAATCAACTCTACCGTAGACTATGGCTAAATCACCATTGCTACCTATTGTAAATTGAAGTCTGTCTCTTAAAATTAGGTCGTTTTTTCCTTTCGCCATAAGTAAGGGCTATCCCTAGAAGTCTATAAATATAATATCTAATCCTAGTCTTGAACATCTGTTGTGAAGTACGGGTGAAATGGGACGGAGTACCATGAATCTGTACCAATATTAACTCTAAATAGAATTAATAATGAAATATATTATATACTGAGCCACTATAGGGTTAATCATGGCGACAAAAATTGAACCCAAAGCCCGATTTACGATTGAATCCGATGGAGAAGTTATCTTTTGGGTTAAAATCGATGGAAAGATAACCGACTTAGTTATGCTAAGTGATTTCAGAAGAATGATAGGATTAAGTCAAACAACATTAGACGGTATCGACCAAATTTATGAAGATTTAAAATTGATTCAAGAGAGTGAAGAAGAATGAGAACAACATTGGATTTTAGTAAACCTATGGACTGTGAATGTATTGTATGCGGTGAAATCTATCGCTATACTTTTACTAAGTTAAAATGTGCAGGATGTGAAGAAGAATGAATGAAAATTGTGAGGCTTGTTTAAGCCGTCGCCGTGTTTTTGGTGAAAATGGATGTTCGCAAGGCGGGACATATTGTTTGGAGGGAAAACAATGAAATGTTTTAATTGTGGTAAATTGAAAATGCGAACTATCTATCCCATGGACACCAATCTAAATCTTCGCTATGTTCAAAAAGTGTGCGACACGTGTGGATATAAATCATATCCGGTAAAAATACCAGAACAAATCAAGAGGTGTCAATGATGGGTCGGAGAAGAGTAAAAGAAAAACATATTCCGATGAGTCTTTCTATGCCTTATCGTTTGATACAGAGGCTTGATGCAGAATTAGGTTATCAGCAATCCCGTTCAAAGTGGGTGCAAGGGGCAATAAGAGCAAAACTTGACCATGATTTTGATTTTGGTTCAATATCTTCAATTCGTCTTTTGGTAATGTTAAGAAATCGAAATATTATCAATGATGAAACCTTCAGAGTATTGAAGCAAGTTGCGGAAACTGAAGAAGGACAATGAGATATAGCAATCTTTCACACCAAACAATTCTTTCGTTTTGTTTCTGGTCGATTGGTGCTATTGCTTCCATATACACCACTTTTTAATTAATAACTGTCAAGATCTTCGCTAATAACTCCAATCCTACAAGGTCAAAACATTGCCATTATCAGCGTGTTTAATTGGCGGCCATTGTTCACGGATAGCACCCGATACAATTCCTTCAGGCAAGAACATTCTAATCCAATCCGGCACACCACCTTTTGTAGAGTCATCAGTACCAAAGGCTTCAAGATTAGACACCATTTTACGGGCTAAGAATGCGAACCCTCTCAAATTATTAGGGTCAACAGTCTTTTGACTTTCATTAAGTCCGCCTCGCCCAAAGAAATCAGCGAAAGCGTCACTCTTCATCATGTACTCTGGTCTAACTCCGCCATATTTCCACATAGGGTATGTTTGCCCTACATTGCGTGATGGCGTGATAGAACGGCCATTTGACATAACTGCAGCCACTTGAGCGATATGGTCTTCACGGATTAATCCCATACCATATGTAACAAGTGATGTCTTTTTACTTTCAACGGCACAATAAACGCTCAATGCTAGATTGTTTAAACCGCCTTCATTCTCTGGGTCAGTATGTATAAACAATGTAACATATAACCTTGGCATATACCATGTAAAGGTAGGTCTTGCACTAATAAATCGATTAGGGAATTCTTCTTTGTACGATATTGCACCCCTGTCCATCTCCCAAGTTTGTTTAAACAATACATTCTCCAGAGCAGCGGATGGTGCTCTTGATGGTCTACCAGCAATTACCATGTCAGTATAAATCACTGGCGTAGGTGTGATTAACAATTCAAAATAAGCAGTACCGTCTAGTTCTGGAAAAGGATTGTCTAAGAATGCATCACATTGTAACATCTTATGCGACATGTTAGGCTTAAGATTAATCACCTTCTGAACTATAGCAAAACCATTAGTATCAAAGGTTACATTTTTTTGTTCTAATGATTCTCTAATTTCGTGTATAGCCATTACTTTTTCCCCCTTGTATTCTTTTTCTTAGACTGTTTACGCTTGTATGCAGGCGTCTTTTTGTATGCTTTCCAACCTTTAGCAAATCCCATCTTAGCATACTTCTTTGGTAATCCTGCACCTTTAGCACGCTTACGCTTGGCTGGTGCTTCAGTAGCAACCTCAATATCCATATTCTCGTACATGTCCAACACATTACCCCCAGTAGGAACTAATGTTTCACCTGCTTTAATGTAAACCATAAATGAAGGGGTATGTCCTCCATTAGCGACCATCCCATAATATTCAAATGAAGGGACGGCTATCATATCAATCGGGAAAACTGTTGTTTCATCACCAATTATCAACCCAGTTAAAGCACCAACACCCGCACCAATTGCGCTACCAGCAGGACCAGAGATGGAACCAATTGCTCCACCTAATCCCGCTAATGCTGAAGCAGACTTAACTTTAGATTCCGCCGCTTCTGTTTTACTTCTTTTAGCCATTTAACCAACCCCTTCACAGGTCGGTTGCTTGGGCCAACATTTCCTTAAGTTCGTCCTTTGTGACCTTTACAGGTTCTGCAATAAGCATAATGTCAAGTTCAAGAGTAATGTCATCGTAAGCAGTTGCGCCATCGGCACAAATTCCTACCAGAACATCACTAACAACAACATAACCAGAAGGATGCAAATCGGGAGTACCATATTGTAGCCATTCGGTATCAGCGTAAAGAATGTCGCCACCTGCATCTTTATACATGTCAGTCCTGCATTCAGCATTAAAGAATAGGTTTGGTGAGCCGATTCCAGTATCTTGTCCACTTTCGTATGCTGTTGTAGTTCCTATAATCTTAAGATTAGCACTTCCATAAGAATCACTTCCCAGAGTATCTTGCAACAAATTATTATTGAATACTCCGGTTTTGTCCGAATTTGGGTTTCTAACTTGAACTCTCATCTCTTTGATACTAAGTCCTTCGTTGTTTACTACACTGGTGTAATCGCTCAAATCAACTCTACCGTAGACTATGGCTAAATCACCATTGCTACCTATTGTAAAT